TTACCGATACCTTGAATATCAAAAAATTCAATAAGTCCTAAAACAGACTTTTCTTGTATATATTGCAAAAATGTTTTCATATTTAATTACTAAAGCATTAGCATTCACCGTCTTCAGCACCGCAATCATATTGACTAACATCTTCATGACCTGCATTAAACATTGATGCCTGCTCACCACTAGCAAAATCATAATCTAGTTTGTGGAAAACAGAACCAAGATAGTCTGCTGCTTTAGTAATCTTAGAAGCTGTCCACCCTTCTAGGGCTGGGAGTTCTTTCATCATAAGACTAAGAGCACCTGCATATTTTTCAATCTTATAGAGTTCAGCAAGAGCCATTTTCATTTCAGAATCATCATGATGATTTACACGAGGCATATTTTCCCCATCCTCCATTTCCTCATCACCAGCAAGTTTACTAATACCTCTATCTACGGCTTGACCAGCTTTATCTAAACCTTTTATAGCAGCTTTACCAGCACCCATTGCAGCCTTACCAGCAACCTTTAGACCTTCCTTACCTACCTCACCTGCAACAATAGCAGCTTCTTTACCAACTGCTTTAAGACCTCTTTTAGCTAATTTACCAATACCACCGGCAATTGCACCAAGTCCCTCTTCGATTGTATCTTCTTGCGAAATTTGTGAATAAGCTTCAGCAATTAAATTTGCATCATTAAGTTTAGACTTCATGCATATATTTATGCCGCCAAGATAGATTTTATAGCATCTTTATCCGTTTCAGATATCTCTTCAGGTACAAAATAATTAATTGCCTCGTCTAAGTTGTTAGCAATTAACTCTCTTGTTTTAGTACCTGAAATACCCTCTGCTTGTAATGGAATTTTTGTAACACTTACAAGAGGATATTTATCAGCATTCTTTTCAAAGTACGAATAACGTTTTACATCCTCATCTTTATCACCTGCACCTACAGTAATTTCAACCTCTTTATTTTCATCTGCATAATCATAAACAGACTTTACTGGGGATATAGGAGCTAACATAACTTCAACGGGCTTATTAGAATATTTTGCATAGATATCCCAAATTGCCTTTGATTGCTCAGCCGTAATACCGTCCCGATCCTTGTTACCAATTACAACAATACCTTTATCAGCATTTTCTAATAGGTATAAAAATGCTGAGAAGTGACCTTTTGTAGGTGGCTTATAACCACCGGGCATAAGAGCTATTCTCTCTTTGTCTCTTAGGTGCTCTCCGTCTTCATAAAACTCTCTAAACGTTTTCATTTGGTAATTGGGGTAGATGTTTGACCTCCACTAAAGTTAGCTCTACTAAACTCCAAACGATCAACTAATTTTACTGCATCACCCTCTCTGCCCACGGCAACATAACCTTCAGGGTTAGAAGCAGTAAGAGTACCATCGCCATTATCTAAAAAGTGCTTTGTATTATATACAGCGTTATTATATTTGTTAACGAAAATTTGTTTAGCTTGGGATAAGAGCTTACTTATTTTAAATAAATTTATAATATCCTTTTGACGCGACTTAATATCAGCTAGTTTCTTTTTAAATGCTTCTGTAATGCGCTCTTTACCGGTTTTAGATTTACGTTTAGCAATTTCTTTTTCCATTCGACCTTTCATCCAGTTCATAAAGCCTTTATATGAACCCTCTGCATCTTCTAAAAATTTTCCTTCACGAATCTCTGAGTTAGCATAAATGTTAAGTAAGTCTAATGGAAGATCTTTGTATTTAACTTTAATACTATCAGCAGTCTTTGCTAAATCTCTAACTTGCTTAGCCTCATCCTTCGTAAGAGTAACTGTTCCTGTGGCATCAGTAAATACAGCATCATCAACCCATACACCCGGCACTTTATTAAGACCTTTTACATTGATACCATATTGAGGTGGTGAGTTTAAATCACTATATCCGGTATGAAAAACAATACCAAACACAGAATTTGCAATTTCTTTACCGAGATCTGAGTCTGCTTCAACGGCATACTTAATAGTATTAGGTTTAAATGCGATATGTTTAACACCATCCTGCATTACTGTCTCAAGCATTGATGAATCAAACATGAAATCACCTTGTAAAATGCCTTTAATACCTAATTTTGGAAGATATTTAAGAGCTTTCTTAAGTTTATCAGCAAGTCCAGGTGCATGACCATGATTCATCTCAACATCAGCATCAGTATAGTTGATTTTAGGCTCATTATTAAAGATAGACTTAGTACCAACAAAGAATTTACCGGTTTCAGGGTGTTTTCCGGCGAAAATAGCGGGAGCCCCATCCCATTTCACTGAAGTATTAACACTTCTCTTTGATTTACCTTGTAATTTAGAGAGAAGATTGCTAATCATGGTACGAGCCACGTCATATCCCTTTTCACCCTTAGTCAAAACCAACTCTTCGAGGTGAGTTAAGTGAGTATTAGCTTTAGCCTCAGTTAAAAGCTGTGAATTTAGGTGAAATTGTTTAAAACTGCGCATTTTCTTAATTATATCGGTGTTCCTTACCCTAATATAGGATAAAATTCAATGTAATTCTCTCTAGTACCTGAACTAGTTCGTACAATTCGAGGATTTACATTTTTCATAGGGGTATTTGCAAACTGTTGACCTGTTTCTACAACAGCAACTGAGCCACCGTCACTTGTACTAATACCGATTAACTTGTTCCACTCACCACCACTACCAATCTTAGTTGACTTGTAGTAATCAAAGCTATGTTCTTTAAATGCTCTATTAACATTCTCAAAAGTAACATTGTCGCCCTGATAGGCTGAAACCATTTTCTCTGCATACTCAGGATCAAGAATCTCTGAATAGATCTCCCTCACCATATCATCAGTCTCGATACCTTCAGCTTTAGCTTTATTAACAAATTTATTAACAAACTCTTTTGTATTCAATGATTGTGTTGATTTAAAATAATCCATTACACTATCACCTAAATATTTAGCGATTATTTTTTTAATTTTTGTAGGGTTAGGACCAGCCTTATCACTAATACGGCCTCCATTGAGTTTAAGCTCATATATTTCACCACCTATACTAATATCTCCTTTTGTTTCCTCATCAACATCCTTCGAAAGCATTGCAAAAGCAACCTCACCCGGTCCTTGCTGCTTTTTACCTACACCAATTGGTATGAGCTGTTTATATGCTTCCCAATTAGCTTCTTTATTGAAAATATCTAATGGAGCGTAGTTACCAACAGTTTTAAGTTTATCTGTATTAACTGCTGTATTTTGGTTAGCATTCTGAATAGCTTCTTCAACCGCATCACTAGTCATATCTGAGCTCATAAGAATCCTATATGCTTGCTCAATCTCTTTATCATCACCTCTAAATGTTGACTTAACATTATCGCGATGAGCTTTACCCTGAATAAACTTTTTTACACGCGCCTGATCATTTGAATCGAGAGACTTAAAAGCTTCTAAATCATCATCATCAAGAGAATAAGAAGGGGCATCATCACCAGCTTTAAGAGCATTTTTTTCTCTTTGCTTAGGTGATGCATTTTTAAGATTACCATCACGACCCTTATAAAACATATCTTCTGTTGCATCCTCTCGAAGCATCTTCAAATATATATCTGTAATTTTAGTATCCATACTTCTATTATATAATTGGTACTTATGCTTGCTCAAGCGTATCTTTTAAATCTTCTTCACCAATTTGCACGATACTAGCAATTGTGCTAATAACGTTATTAGGATCTTCATCAACCCTGGTTTGTAAATCAACAGCCGTTTGAGCGGCACTAGCATCAGGCTCGTGTAAAAATGCTTTAAGAATAAGATCAGCTAAGAATATTTTACCTTCTGCAGATACCGGTTCTGGAGCTGGTGGTTGCTCAGCAACATCTGTAGCATCAGCTTCCATCTCAGGCTCATCAGCTTCATTATAAATAGCTTCGTACTTTTTAAATATATTTAAAGTTTTCATATTAATTAACCTTTTTTAATTGCTTTGAGGGATTTCTGTAAATCATTAGCAATTTGCAAATAAGCTTGGTTTGTCATCTTTGCGAGTTTTTTAACACCATTACGGGTAAACGTACCAGCCTGAGGATCAACCTTACCCACTACATCTGTGGCTGTCTGCAAAGCCAATCCAACCGCAGCTGCATTATCAGCTTGATTACCTAACTGCCCCATTGCTTCAGCATCTTCAACCTCGACAAACTCTTTAACCTCTAATTTTACAATACGACCATCTGGTAAATGAATCATTACGTCATCTGATTTCTGATCTGCATCACATTTAATATCTTTCTCCATTAAGCAACGCTGAACAGCCCTTTTGGCAGCAATTTTTTCATCTAAATCTAGATCTGGGGTGTTTTCTTCAATAAGATCGAGAAACTTACTCATGTTAATATTTAATGTATTAGCGATAATTTAACGTTATTATTTTTAGTAAAGTTTTTCTCTAAAGCAGTGAGATTATATTTTTTGAGAAGCTTTTTAAACTTTTTCCAGCATATCTTGCTGGTGTCGACTGGTATATATGGGTAGTACATACAATCCTCTTTAACAAAATCGTCAAACGATTGTTCTCTAACAACTAATCGTGAAGGTAATGCACTAAAAATGAGTTTAATAAGCTTAAATTCACTATCCTCATGACTATAATCGTAATAAAAGCATTTTTTACGATTTGATTGCGTACAAACATAAAATATTTGTGTTAATATAAAATGTAGACTAAGTTGCTTCTCTTCCTTAGTAGAAATATTACATAGCTCAGATTCTGTTATGTAATATTGATATTCATTGTAAGATATATCTAAATATGGCCTTAGATTAACGTATTCTACGTCATTCGTTAGGTCAAAGTAGTTTTTCATTACTAGTTTACCTAATTGTAAAGATGTTCCTTATGATAGCAATAGCTTTGGTGGAGATTTAGTAAATTTAACCTTACCTATTCGAACATTTAAAATACCGTTGTAATAATCTTCACGTAAAAGAGCTTCTGATTGAAACTGGTAAAATGTTTCCATATATGCTAGCTCACTTTTATTACCACACCCTCGTATTATTTCAAATTTAAATTTATCCTTACCAAGTTTTTCGATATCCGCATTTAATCTATCAGATGAGCCAGTATATGTCTTCCAATCTGACTCTCCAACTATAATTCTTTTACGTTTTTTACCTTTAAGTGGAGGTCTTTTAGTTTTTTTGACTATTTGCTTTTTACCAATATATTTCATATCGTTTGACAAGTTTGTAATGATATAAACAAACCCAAACGGTAACTCAGTTAATGACTCTTTGCAAGTCCAGTGTCCTAAATCAAGCATTATTAATTTTATGGCAATCACAGTGAGGGCAGTCCGGTCCGCATTTACACTTACTTACTGGCATGCCACAACAAGCATCAGGACACATTTCTTCTTCTGCATTTTCCCCCTTTAAAAATAATTTATCTATATTTTTTTTATTCTTATCCTTTTTATTAACATTACCCACAGAACCTTTCCTAGTAGCAACCTTTTTACCTATAG